TATCTTTTTCAAAATCTTCAAAATTTTTATAGCCTGCGTCTCCTTTTAATACATTTTCTATAATTGTGTGAATTGTATTTCCTTGTCTTTCTACTACCCCAATTTGCTTATATCCTTTTAATTCACTTTCATTATCAAAAGCATATATTGGAGCACTACCCTTAAATGTTATAGGAATTGCACTTGATACTTTACCCGTTTTATGGTCCTCCATTAATCCGGGATTATATGTTATGCCCATCTTAAATTTTGTTTGACCACGTATTATTGATTTTATTGCACTATAAATACCACCACTTTTAATTGCTTTGGCTGCCTGTTCTTGAATAAAACTACCAGGAGTCGTAACACCTTGTTGTATACCCGCTATTACAGAATCAGCTGGTATTCCGGGTTCTTTTTTTACATAAAAGTTTTTATCTGTTAGTTCTCCATCTGCTGCATGTTCAACGCCCGTAATAGCACCAGGTGCCAACGATACTGTCCTACTGAATGGTCTATTACTACGAAATATCGTATCAGTAGGTCTTTCCGCACTTCCTTTTAATAATCCACCTAACTGATTACCAATAAATCCAGTGACACTACGGGGATCCGGCGATGTTAGTGTCAATGCAGATTGTCTTGGTATATTAACTACACCCTTTGAGTCAATAAATAACTCAGGACCAGTTCCTCCATAAAGTTCTGTCTTACGACTTTTGAATAGGTCTAGTATAGTTGCCATTAATATCTATATTTTAGTATAAATATCTTCAAACTAAAAATAGTATTAGCGTTTAGCGTTTGATGCCCCACCCTTATTATTTGCATTAAATCTGTCAACTGCTACGGCTATAGTTTTTCCGTCAACTTTAAGATTAATGTTTTTGTTTCCGGTTTCTTTAGCATAGTTTTCAACACTTATTTGTTCCATAACACGTGTCAATTGAAGTATTGCTTTTGTATTTGTGTTTAATTCGGCAAGTCTTTCATTAGTAACTGCAGTGTTGGTAGCAATAATTTTATTATATGCTGAAACTTTATCTTCAGCTGAAGCCTTTTGTAAGGAACTTGCAGCTGCGGCACTTGTTACTGTTGCTCCCATTTTTGAAGTAATTCCTAAAGACTTTTCTTCTGCCGATGTTACATTATATGTTCGTTTATAATCAGCCCAAGACATACCGGCATTTTTTCCTTTGGTTATTATACCGGCTGAATTAACACTCGCAGCCATTGATGCCAATACTTCATTTCTTTTATTAGCATTATCTTTAGTAGGTTGAACAGTAGTTGTAGTTGGTTTTGTAGTTACTTCCGGTTTAGTTGGTTTTGTAGTTACTTCCGGTTTAGTTTCTGTTGAATCAAAAGCTCCCATATCTTTTGCGGCAAGTGCAGCATCAATTCCAATAGATGCAGCTGTTCCAAGTCCAGGTAAAGTACCGGCTACACCTGATGCTACCTCTAAACCTGCTCCGCTAAAATCGCCTGCCATAACTCTTTGTGCCGCAAATAATATTCCAGCAGCAGCACCTATGATTGGAATTTTCTTTATAGCGGCTTTAACTAATCCTTTTCCAGCTACTTTTAAGCCCGTTTTGGCCGTTGTTTTTGCCCCTATTTCTATAGCTTCTTTCCCAGCTGTTTTTAAAGCAGTTTCACCTGCTGTTGCAGTACCAGCTTTTAATGCTGCATCAGCTGCTGCACCATATAAAGGTTTTCCTGTTTTTGAACTTATTACTTTTGCTCCTTTTGATGCAATATCCGTCATAGATGTAGGACCTGGAGTAGGAATAGTTGGAATTTTTCCTTTAAAAAAATTACCTCCAAATTTACCAACTAATTTTCCAAGCCCTGTTGTTATTAACGAACCTGCTAACATAGACACAGCAGATCCTAAACCAGTTTGCGTATCTCGTATAGCTTCCTCCTGTTTTATACCAGCCGTATCTTTATTTAGATTATATATGTTATCCGCTAAACCCCTTTGAACAGCATTTGCTAATTCTGTCTCAAACTCAGTCATTCTTATCTTTTCTTTTATAGAAATATTAGCATTAGTTATATCTAAATTTTTTAATGCCTCTTGCGTTCTAGTAAGAAATTCTTCACTAAATTTTTTCTGATCCATAGTACCGAGTCCTTTATCTCCTATATCAGTACCCGTTTTTGTTGCTATATTTGTAAGATCAGATAAACTCATACCCGGCAAAGCTTGCATTAAAGCCTGCCTTTGAAATGCATTCATTGAGTTAGGATCTAAACCCTGTGCTTTCAATGCTTCTAATGCACCTGTTTCATCTCCTGCTGCAAATCTTGCACGTACTTCCGATAGGTCAACAGATTCTCCTAATAAAGAACTTAATTGCATTTCGGCTTTGATACTATCCTTATAGTTCAAAACCATATTTTCACCTAATTGATTTATTTTAGACTGGTCAACTCCAATTGATGCAGCATATATTGCATTTTTTTGTAATTGAGCGGTGTTTTTGGTTGTATAAGTTAACACAGAATCGGCTGATGATGCTATGTTCTCCATTATCTTAGAAAAATTCAACCCTTTATTCTTTGCAAATGAGGCAACTGCTGCTTGCATATTCATAGCAGTCTTTGCCGAAAGATTTGATGTTGCTCCAAAAAGTTTTGCTACTTTAGCGGTAGTGTCTCCACCGATATCCATTTGTTTTGAAAAAACTGCCATATCTGCCGCTATTTCGGCTGATGGCATTTTACCCATAATAGCACCGCTAGTTTTAAGTTGTTCGGCTACAGTACCGGCGCTTATTCCAGCCTGCATTAGTTTATCCTGAGCATATCCTACACTTCCTAATTTATCTCCAAATAAAGCCGTTTTTGACTCAGATTGAAATTGTGCTATATCTCTAATTGACTTAAAAGAGAATTGTAAACTTGCTCTTTGTGCTGCAAAATTTCTTTCAAATCCTTTTGCTAATTTTTGTCCGGCCGGCGCTAATCCACCTTCAATTGAGGTTTTGGCTATATCAATATTTTTTTGAAGGTCATTGATTTTTATTTGTGATTCTGCTACTATCTTTATTTCATTACCAACTAATCCAAGTTTGTATGCAAATGCGCCAGCTGCTGCGCCAAGAGCAGCTAATGCCATAGTCATTCCTTTTCCTCCTTTTATTCCGGTTTCAAAAACTTTTGCAAGTTCTCCTCCGACTCCAGGTATAGCATTAGATAATTTATCAGTAGCAAACACAGATGCTTCTATAGCTTTTTGACTTAAATCGGCAGCTTTTTTAAATTTAAGCATGCCTTGATATGATTCTTCTATTTGTTGCTTTAAAAGTTTACCGGATTCAGTTGTTTCATCTATTGAATTTTTTAGATTTTCAAATTCTTCTATGGAACGAATTATACTTTGATTATATTCAACTCTGTCAACTTTACCTTTTGCCAATGCAACATTCATCTGAGCTATTTTGGATATTGAACTACCATATCCTTTTGTTGCTCTTTTTATTACTTCAACTTGCTCTTCTGTTAAATCGTTTTGATTTTGTAATTGCTCTGATATACTACCAATAGTTACTTTGGCTGCATTCAATTGCTTGTCAAATCCAACTAAAGTACTATTTGATGTTTCTCTTAATAAACTTTGTATACTACCTAATGCACCATCAATTTCTTCAAAATTAGAAAGACTCCTTCTTATAGAGTCATTTGAATCATTAATTGATTTATTTAATTTCTGTACTTTGCTATTTTGTTTTTCTACTGCTTTACTAATTTCGTCATGCTTTGCTTTGACTCTGTTTAGTTGTTTTTCGTCTTCTTTGGTTAATTCATTATTTTTCCGTTTGCGTTCGGATATTTCTTCTAAATTTTTTAGTATTCTATCTTGAGATTTTAATTGTTTTTGTAATAGGTCTAATTCTTCTTCGGCAGATTCAGACTGAGCACGAAAATCACCTGACAATTTAGAAAAACCTTTTGAATTTTCTTTTGATTTTTTAGCCATTTACTGCAAATTAATGAAGAGACATTATTTGTTTTTATATTGCGCAATCATAGCATCAATTTCTTTAGCCTTTTCTGGCTTTCCTGCTCTTTCGTAACCACGTTTTGCTGTTTGTAATTGTCTATCAATAGTAGCATCCATATCTGCCCAAACATCGGCGAGTTCGGGATCTGTTTTTCTTATTCTGGAAATCCAATTAGATTCCTTACCTTTAGATTTTGCTGTAAGGAATAATCCCAATAATTTGTCTATAACACCTTCGTTTATATTTTTGTATCTTTTGGCCATACGATTACATTTCTATAAACATAAATATCATAGAATAATTATTTTTTACGCAAACGATTTGATTGCGTTGGTTTTCTAGCTTTTTCTATCTCTTCTCTTTCTTGCTTTTTTGTATCTAATAACTCTCTCCAATAAAACTCACGGAGTTTGGTAGGCATATAATACAAGTCATTCCAATTGAATCCACCATTGGAGTGATACACCATTTGAAATATCTTCTTATGAAGATGTAGACTATGATTACTCGTTAGGGTAAAAAAAGTCAATCCCGAATGGGATTTTTAGCGCCTCCGTTTCGCCTGTTACAGGTGATGTATAATCAAATGTAAGGTCTAAATCGGGACTTATTTCATTCATATACTTTCTCAAAGCCTTACTATCGCCTGCTAATAACTGATTAGCTACAAAATTACTTATGTAACCTACATCTCTATTTCCGTTTATTTCCGTTATTATTCGTCTCCACCTAGCAGTTATTTCATTTCTTTGTTTAAGAGCTTTTTGACTGGCTTCAATATCTTTATTTATAGCCACTTCATCGCCATGTGTTAATAGTTTAAATTTAACAGAAGATTTTGAAACCGGCAATACGAAATCAAATTCATTGTTTCTATTCAATAATGATTCATTTACTTCCTTTACTTTTATTTTTGATAAATCCACTACAACATCAACCGGCTCATTTTCTTCCGGATCGTTAATAGTAACACCATACTCTGGACCGAAGGCTAATATACGAGATGATATTAATATAGCATTTTTGTCACCCGTTACTATATCGTTTGGGTTAACACCTGGCTCAACAATCAATGATTCAAATAATTTATCTAGCTGAATACCCTTTTTAATCAAAGCCGTTGATGTTAATATATCTTCTTCTTTTGCCGTCATCAACTTTATGGTTATTTCACCATTTGCTAATGGACTACTTTCGGGATATACTAATCCTTTAGATGGAAGACTAATTACTTCTGTCGGAAATGGAAATGATTTCTTAGTTTGTTGAACCTGTGGCGTATTTAATCCACGTGTAACTTGCTGCTCCAATGGTTTTTCTTCATTCATAACTTTATTCAGTTTGTGTGTTTATATATAAGTATATAAAAACAAAAAATCTCCCCACCGAAGCAGGGAGATTTTCGTATTTAACTCTAAATAGGTTTTTAGTATTCTAGAATAGCGTAGTCGTATGATAATGTAACTTCAATACTTACCGGGTCATTACCTGACCAGTCCATATCACCAAAGTTAGCGGAGTTGATGAAAGCACCTTTAAGTGTCCACAATTCCACAACATCACCAACAGGTCCTAGCATTTTGAAATTTATATCTTTCTTGTAGAAAGCTGCGTATCCATCACGACCGGTTAGAGATTCATGAGATTGACGAATCCATTCCATCACCTGTTGTGCTCCAGAAGGAACAATCGGGTCATAAAGGGAGATAGTAACATCATCCCAAGTTGTTTTACCCTTAATCTTTCTTTTAATATTGATGTGGTCTAATTCAACCACTTCGGATGTCACAGTGGGACGGGATGCTGTTTTTACAAGGTAGGAATCAATTCCATTAATTTCCATAATGAACCTGTTTGATAACTTAGGTTCAAAATTTTTGTAAAACATTTTATCAAACTCTAGTACTTCTGCCATTCTATTTAGTGTTTAAGTGTTATTCTATATTAATAAATATTCTTTTTTTCAAATTATCCTTCAAAAGTTGCTCCTGTAGGAAGAATATTGAAATCAATCATAATAAATTCAGCCGTCTTAGTAGGTTGTAAGTAGATTGCTCCTTTTAGAATATTTCTGTCAATTACATCAGGAGTATTTAGGGCTTCATCCATCTGTACACGGAAAGAGTAAAGTCCCTGGCGTTGTTGGATACCTTCTAAGTAAGGATTAACAATGTTAAGGAATCTCTGACGAGTTTCAGATGTGTTCTGCTCAAATACCAAGTAGCGAGATGCAGATGCAATATATTTACGAACCGTCAACAACAATCTACGAACATTGATACGGTCAAGAGCGGATGATTTATCCTGAAGCGTCTTTTGACCGAATGCTACGATACCCTGACCAGGGAATTGTGCGATAGGGTTAACTTTTGCTTCGTATAGGGTATCACGGTCTGATTGAGTCAATCTGTTAAGAACTGCAACTGCGCCTGATAATCCACCACGATTCAAACCGGCAGGTGCGTACCACTCTGCAGTGATTCTATCGTTTGCAGCGT